CTTGTGCAGTCAGATCAGCCCCAGTCACTCGATAGACAGCCTGTGGAGCTCCGTTGCGGCAGTATGTGATTGTCAGTATCCCTGCACCCAGTGACATCACCCAGCCATCGTTGTCACCGTTCTCGGTCCAGCAGTTGATAGCCTTGCCAGTACTTGGGTTGATCACCTGTTTCATCTTGAAAGTGCCATTCCCACGATGCCCCTGAGGGAAACCACTGGCCGATACCATCACATCTCCAGCTTGAGACACACCTGCCATCACCACAACAATGAATGCCGCCATTAGACCACGCATGATATCTCCCCTAAGAACGCTTGTAGGATCGCCACCAGATGCAGCGAACGAGAGATTGATGAACACGGATCAAACAAAGTCTTGATCCGCACTCTTGGGAGACCTGCTGCCGACTGTCACCACTGCCGACGCTGTGACCGCCACGCCTGTGATTGAGTGGTGATTGTGTCCAAATGCCTTCACACCATCGCTCACTCGCACGATCTGCGTCTTTGGGGTTGTGGCTGCCCCACTGATCAGATACGTGATGTCCTGAAACTTGAGCAGCGTTGGAAGCCTAGCATTATCACGCCATCTGCAGGTGATTGGACCGCCAGCTGGGGAATAAGCTGTGCCGCCATCCAGGCTCGTATCACACAACACCAGGTAAGCCTTGTCAGACAATGAGCTGAAATAGATCGACTCCGCAGCCATCGCCAGCAGCTGCTCGCCACCGCCATCGATCAGATCCACAGCCCTCGGCGTGCAGTTCGGATATGCCGATCCGTACCCGATCTGAAAGGAGTACTTTGGAATGCCGAATGGGTTGCCGCCCGGGTAATCCTCGATCGTGCAATGCCAACCTGGCCAGCCGGTTGAACTGTGAGCCCCCAGCGTCGCCATCTGGCTCCCTGCGATCGCTTGATAGTACGGCAGCAGGTCCGGGCCAGCGATCATGTTGGGGACCGTTGCTGGCGTCCACACGGGGCTGCTGCCGTTGTACATCAATCCATTCGTGCCGCCTCCCGTGTAGCTGCCGGTGATCGCTGACGTCGAGGCGGCCGAGCCGTCGGGATTGATCGCAGCCACTGCAGGATTGGTATCGACGATCGAATCGTAGTCCCCGTGGATGTAGATGATGTTGGTGATCGGGCTATAGACCAGTGACCACACGTTTCCAGTCACAGCCCCCAGAGCCACGTCCAATCGATAGATCTGCTCTCCCGTCGTTCCATCGTACTTCACGATGTTCCAGCCGCCGCTGCCGTTGTGGGCTCGAGGCCCGCCAACGTACACATCACCGGCCGCATCGATCGCCACGCGCAGCACATCCCCACCCAAGGGCGATGGCTTGCCGGTGCCAACAATGCTGTTGACATACGTGCCATCCGACTCACGCCAATAGTCTGCCGTCCAGTGAGTCATCCCCTGATCCGGATCTCCGGCCGGGAAGTACGACCGGACCGAATACAGGCAGCAACGGGCTTGCGAATAGTACGCCATGATCAGCATTCCGGGATGAGTACAACCCATCGCCCGTAATAGTTGTAGATCCAGCACTGCTTCCCGGATGCAATCGTCCCCAAGTTCGGCAGGCCGTTCATCACGTTATGGATCACCTTGCTGGACTCTTTCCAGTAGTCGGCATCCTCAGTCGGTGTCCCTGTCGGAGTCAGAGGGATCATCACCGTTGCCGACACACTGCCGATCGGCCCCAGATCTGCCAGCAGCTTTACCCGCAGCATGCAATTGCGATCGTCCAGGCCCTCCAGATTCCGAGCAGGTCGCCGCGTGTCCCTTGGTTCGAAGTCTGTCATGGTCGATTCCCCATCCCCGTTGAGACCGCTCCACCGTGTCCATTCTCATGGATGATCTGAGGCCGTTCACGTTCGAACGAATCCAGCAGCAGCTCCAGCCTTTGATTGCCGGCCAGGTGCCACACAAACCCCACGATCTGTGGATTCCTGGTATTCGCCCCACCCGAGGGGCTGAACGCGTTCAGCGTCAGGTTACGCCCGCCGACGTTGTCGATCAGATTGCCGATCGAGTACTGCGGATGAGCGATCCCCTCCAGAGTCACACTGCAGTGGATGTGACACGCATCCTCGATATCCCGGACAGACTCCGCATACGTCTGAATGGCCGTCGTGTCATCACGAGCGATCGACGGGCGACCGGTGAAAATCGATCCCTCATCCACCTTGCTGAACTGAAACCGGTCCTGAAGATCCAGAACCAACGGGACGTCCTGAGCGTTCGGGCTGCTGTCGCGTTTGGTTGCAATTCCCTTGAGCCGCTGGTCACCGACAACCGTGGCCGTGATACGAACTCTCACATTTGCAGGATCATCGCTCATCAGATCCCACAATGGACCTGGGGGAGCAGTTCCCTCGAACAGAATCCCGCATTCCTTCTCCAGCACGCTATACGGCCACGTCACTCGTACCCACCCCGGATCTGCAGGATCATCAGGGTCGACAGCGTCCTCCTGGCTCGCATCGTACCAGTCCACCCGGTAGCCATTGCTCTCCAGATCATCCGCGTCAGGATGCTGAGACAAGCATCGCTGGAATCGTCGACGTCGAATCTGCTGTGGCTCAGGGAATAGAAAGTCCAGTGAAAACGGCTCCGTGATCTCCGGCCGCAAATCAATGTAATCCCCAGCCTCATTCAGAACGAACTTCCGCCCAACAGATGGATGCTCTTCGTAGAATGCTTCACCCTTGCTCAGATCCGTGATGTCCTGAGTGTCGTATTCCGGATCCCAGGCTTTCTTCAGTTCGAACGTGCATTCGCGTTTCAGAAATCCACCATGCACCTCGATGATGTTGGCCAGTTCGAAGATGTCATAAACGGCGTCCAGCTCGGCGACGTTTGTTTTCTTCACGTCGCGCAGCTCACCCGGTCGCTGAAGCAGGACCTGCCTTTTGACCCCTTCGCCCCTTGCAAAGAATCGGATTGTGGTCTCCCGAGTCCCGTCGGCAATCTTATGAACCAGGTGCCAGCCATACTCGAACGGAGTCAACAAGGCGTCCAGGGCTTCCGGAAGAAACGATCCCATGGGGATTTCGACGTTTTTCAGCAGTTCATCACGGGCTCCAAACTGCTCCTGTAGATCCGCCTTCGTGGGATTCTTGATGTACGTCTCATTTGGATTGAGCCACCAACACAGTGCCAGCACTGCATCAGAGATCGTCCAAAGATCCGCCGTCTGTTCCTGGTAGGTCTGGCTGGCTGTCGTCCGCAGCGATTCTGGGTCCACGACGTACGCCCAAAAATCGGTCAAGTTTACCGTGCTTGATTTGTTGGGCTCGATTTTTTCATCAATCTCTGGGTTAAATACCAGTGGCCGCATGACCTCCAGCAACTCCTCCGCAACAGGCCGCCAAATCGGATACGACGTCAGCCGCTTCCCGAAATGGAAATTGGCAATCCGTGCCTCGAACGACGTCGATTCCGCATCAGCATTGATCGACTGAGGATTCTTGGCCAGAAAGCCCCACCCCAGCACGGTCTTTGGCTCCCCATTGTCGTCGAGAGTCCGCAGCTCGATCTGACGCTGCAGGGCCACAGGAGCCGTTGTATCAACCAGCCGGCTGCCGAGTTTGGCCAGGTCGACTGCAAAACTCATCACGTCATCCCTGCTGCTGCCAGCCGTGATGCTCATCTGCTGAGGAATCAGCCAGTCGACTTCCTCCTCCAGACTTGGCGGGGTCCCATCGGTCGGACCGAGCAACACAATCAGCTTCGCAGCCTTCTGGCTGAGACTCTTCACAGGACTGGCAGGGGCTGATGGCATTTTTTGGTTGGCTTCGAATGTAGGGTTGAAGGAATGACTCACACTAGCCGGGACGATTACAACGGGACCGCAACAACGCCTGTCGGATCGGCGGGCCCCGTCGCGTCCGCGGTGAAGGACACAGTCCCCAGGTTGGCGGTGACAGCACCGTTGCGAGCTTCCAGCCTCCAGCCATAGGTCGCACCGTCCGTCAGGCCGGTAATCTCGATCGAGTTCTCCCGGCTGGTGGAATCGATCACGGCATCGTCGAGCGATCCCGGCCCGGACGTCTGAACCAGGGCAAACTGATCTGGCTGCAGTCCATCGCGGGCTGCCGTGTAGACGAACCGGACCAGCACGCCCCCGGCATCGCGCTTATTGACGCTCAGGATCAACGCCGATCCCAGGATGCTGTCGACCCCATCACCGCCACTATCCGTCGATGTGATCACCTGCCGGTAGATCGACTCGTTTTCGTAGTCGTTCTGGTACGTCCGGACATTCACCGCCAGAGAGACATTCACCAGTCCGGCCGGCAGAGTGTAGTCGATCGACGTTGTCGGACTGGTGACCGATCCCACCCGTTGGCATTTCGGCACCGTCGCCGCTCCGGGATCGATGGTCTCCGTCGACACCGGGCGCCATGGCACACCCGGACAGACCGCCTTGAATCGTCGGTACCGGATCGCGGTCGCAGCGGGAGTTCCCACATACAGACTGATTCCCGGACCGCCCTGGAAGGGCCGATTCGCCAGCAGCACATGAGTTCGACGGTCACTGATTCGCATGACAGATCAATCCCACTCTGGAATTTCGACGGTTTGACCTGCTAACTCATGTGTTGAGTCGGACAAGAATTGAATCTTGCCGTCGGTTACAAACGAATGGCAGACCAGCGGCTTAGGTTCAACGTTTTCACCGCGCATGATTCGCTCTACCTCGTCATCCGTAACTGGTACCGTTCCGCGAACAAGGATTGACGGGGTAAATGTCGGTGCCTCAAGACTGCCGTTCCACCCCCAAACAGGATGGGTCGTTCCTTCCACGCGTGGGCCATGACAGCATTTGCATCCGGGGCACTGAAACAGCACCAGCCCGCCTTCCGCCCTGTGTGCTTTCATAGACAATCCTCTTTGTGACATTTCTCAAGAAATGTTGAGATCACGGCCAGACGACAAAATTACACAGCCCGGTATAGGTCACACCCCCGACAATGACAGTCGCGATCGCGGTGTACCCCACATCGGTCGTGAAATTGGGATTCGCCTTTGTGGCCTCGAACCAGCCGTTCGCATTGGGGGATCCGAAATCGCTGGTGGACAGCGTAAATTGAGTATGCACGCCATCCCGCTGAACATCGACGGCACACGTGGCCGTGACACCATCCAGATCGACCAGTGCCCCCGCCGCGTCACGGAGTTGCACCTTGACGCTGGCCGATGTGCCGGCCGTGGTCGTAACGTCGACCGTGCAATCCACCGTGTAGACCATTGCGGCGGTCAGCTCACCCCCGGCCACCAGCGTGAAGGAAGTCCCCTCGCCGATCGCCGTATCCGTCGCAGGCGCCGCACTGCCACCCAGCTGCCGCAAGGCCAGGATCTTGACGTCCACGGGAGTTGTCGTGCTGTTGATCGTCGCCAGATTGATGCTCGCTGCGTACTGAGTTGCCCCGCCGATCGCCAGCAGTGACGACATCGCCACAGCCGGAGTTGTGGCACTGGCCAGCACCTTCCACGTGTTATCCGACCAGTCAAACACCTTTCCATCTGACAGTCGCACCACAACCGCGTAGACCGTCCAGCCCGTTGTCGCCTTGATATGTACCCGCCGAGTTGCCATCGCTCAATCCTCTTGGTTCGTAAGTTATCACGTCTCAGGGGGCAATTGTTTTGACGAACGGCTGCAGGTACGGCATCCCCTGTAGCGGTGGCGTCAACGGAAAGAACGCGTTCGCCCCAATCACGATCCGCACCCGGGACGATCCATTCTCCAGGCTATTGTAGGCCGCCTCAGTCCCTCCCATGTCTCGCATCAACGGGCAAGGACCGATCACTCCTGAGCAGCCGTCCAGGTAGACAGTCTGCGGCAACCCGGCCGAGCAATTGATCACCGCCGTCTCTGCCCAGGCCGTTTGACCACAACTCAACTGACAGCCCCGCAACACAACCTGGCAGCCCTGAAACGGGTAATGCAGGTCCGGCGGACTCCATCACCCACCGCACAAAAGTCCTTGGGATTCAGGGCCAACAAACAAACCATCACCAGCTGAAACATTCCGTGTCTCCCTTTGCGTCTTTGCGCCTTTGCGTGAACTACTCTTTTTTATCTTCTGCCTTCTGTTCGACCGGCTTCTGTTCAATCTGCTGCTTAACCTGCCCCTGCAGATTCGCGATCAACCCCGCCGAAACCTTGAACGGCATTTCAGCCAATGCCTGAACCAGAAGATTTCCCTCAGCCTCAGTCACCCGTAGCACAAACTCTTTCATGTCGACCTCTTCAACTAAGAACCCAGAACCAGGAACTCGCCTTACGACGTGACAACCTTTGTCACTGCAAAATTGATAACGATCGCACCCGTCTCGGCTGTCGACGCATGCCCATTCTCGACAACGATGGTGAACGATCCAGACCCGACTGACTGCACACGAACGCGGGTCGCATCCGTTGTCGTGCCACTCTGGATTGACACGTCGACGTGATCCGAAGATGCCACCAGAGTATTTGTCACCGTGAATTTCGCGGTCGCTCCGGCTGCCAGGCTCGCCGTATTCGTCGTGATCTGACCACAGGGCTTGCTGAGCGTCACACCTGTGGTACGACTCGTCAGCTGAGTCACCGAGCCGCCAGCCCCGGTCGCGTAGCCACTGCCGGCTGAGGCATACGTTGACAGGACCTGAGTGGCGAACGTGGAAGCCGTTGTCGACAGCAGGACCGTGGCCGTGGCTGCAGGAGCCAGCTCGATATTGTCACCCGATGAGTACAACAGAGCGTTGCCAGATGTCCCTCCCAGGATTGCCGAACGATGCCCCAGGAAGAACGGATTGACCGCCCCAGTCCGTTGCCACAGGAAGTACCCCCCCTGATTGGTCGAAGATCCACCCGTGATCGTCGGGCCCGCAATGGTCGACGAGGTGAAACTAGCCCCCGCAAACGTGGGACTAGCACTGGTTCGGATGTCCTGGACCGTGTTGATGCTGGATCCGCTGAACGACAGTGATGTCCCTAGGGTGATCCCGGTTGCGTTCGCCGTTGATCCTGTTGCATTGCCTACCAATGACACAGCTGCGACCTGCTGGAACTTCGCGTACGTCACCGCATTATTCGCGATTGTCGTCACCAGTGACCCAGCAGTCGTTGTGACATCACCCGTCAGGGCAGGGAATCGCCCGGCTGCCAGAGTCCCTGTCACCTGAGACCCGCTGCAGTCGACACTAGCCAGATACGCCAAGGCTGCCAACGTCCCGCCTGCCCCGATCGCCAGAGTACTACCGTCCGTGGCAGTCAGTGTGACCGTGTTCGAGCAGGTCAGCGTCTTGCCGTCCGCGATCGTCAGCGTCGATCCAGTTGCCGGGGCTGTGATCGTCACTTTGTTGATCGTCGTTGCCGTCGCTACCCCCAATGTTGGGGTTGTCATCGTCGGGCTGTTGATCGTTGGACTCGTCAACGTCTTGTTGGTCAGGGTCTCCGTTCCGGCCCGGGTTGCCAGTGTCCCAGTCGTGGGCAACGTCACATTCGTTGTTCCGGTTGACGTCAACGTGATCGAGTTTGCACCGGAAGTCGCCAGTGTCGATCCACTGACCAGTGTCAGCGTAGCACTTGGCCCTGCAGGATCAGTAATCACAATTCCATTGATAACCGTCGACACAGTCAGGCCGCTGAAGGTTGGCGTCGCGCCAGTCCCGATGTTCTGCACGGTATTGAGCGTCGAACCGCTGAACGACAGTGATGCCCCCAGAGTGATTCCTGTGGCATTTGCCAGAACGCCGGTGGCGTTGCCAACCAGGCTCGTGGCCGCCACTTGCTGGAACTTGGCGTAGGTTACTGCATTGGCCGCGATCGTTGTGGCTACAGCCCCCGCCGATGTCGTGACATCACCCGTCAACGCTGGCATACGAGCCGCCGCAACTGATCCGGTCAATTGTGAGGCATCGATCGACTTGTTTGTCAGCGTGTCCGTCGTCGCACGTCCGACCAGAGTATCCGTCGATGTCGGCAGCGTCAGCGTCCCGGTGTTTGTGATCGTCGCGATCACGGGAGACGTCAACGTCTTATTCGACAGAGTCTCACTGCCAGTCAGGGTTGCCAGCGTCCCTGTCGCTGGCAGAGTCACATTCGTCGTACCAGTCGACGTCAACGTGATCGGATTGGCCCCCGACGTGATCAATGAAGATCCATCCGCCAACGTCAATGTTGCACTGGTTGCGGGGCTGGTGATCGTGATCTTGTTGACACTCGTCGCTGTGGCCACACCCAGCACTGGCGTGATGAGCGTCGGAGTATTCACCAGGCAGATCCCACCGGTCCCGCTGGTGCCGTTTGACAGATCACTGGCCGCGACGCTCCCCAGATCGATCGATGGATTGCCTGCTACCCCATCGCCGTTCGAGATGGTCAACTTGGCCGATCCCACGGCAATGCTGCGGTTGACCCATGTGTTTGAAGCGGTCCTAACACCGAATCCGGTACCCGACAGACCCTCGATCGCAGCCAGGTCATCTGCCAGGGCAAACGTGAAGTTTCCTGCCGTCCCGGCCGGGTTGGTAATTGTGATCCCGGCTGCCGGAGCCGCCAGAATGCGACGGGCGAATGTATCTGCCCCGGTGATCGTCAGGATACCGACCGTTGAATCCAGCGCGGCCAGAGCGGTCAGGGTCGCGTCCAGCGGTTGCTTATTGGCGTTCAGCCAGTCCAGGGCATCCGAAACGAATGAGCCTGTGACGCCGCTATCGTTCGTCATTTCTGAAGCCAGACTGGCCGGATATCGAGTCAAACCCTGTGAATCGTTCATGTCATCACCACGTAAAGGAAGCGGTCAGAACCCCGCCTGTAATACTCACACTGAACCGAGTCCCGTCGTCGTTAAACGCCACGTCCGGGGGAGGCGTCGCAGCCTCGATGTCTACAACGACAGGAGTCCCCGCATTGCCGTAGGGCTTCGCGTTGTCCCGGGGAGTCACCGCGTACTTCCACGGACCGGGTAGATCCAGCGGAGGCAACGGGAACGAATAGGCTCGATCGCCGTAGTACGGCACAGCCCCCAGCACATTCGTCGGGTCGGGCTCATCACCTGGATTGACGCCTGACGTGATCTCCCATCGATCGAGATCCGCGTCCCCGGCAGCCTCCGTCCATTCCAGCAAGTACCGATTCCACGGCCCGGCCGGGATCTGCTGGCCGTAGTCGATCAGGACCTCCGCCGTTGGTACCAGCAACAGAGTCAGCACGGCAGGCACACCGGACGGCTGCAGCATCCCGACAATCCGCCGCTCGGACGGCAATACCGTCGACCCGATCAAGGTCCGATTCGCGTAGAGCTGCCACAGGTAACTGCTGGTATAGTCCGACACGAAATCCACGTAGACCGCTTGTGGACCAAGCCACCCGGTATTCGTGATCGTCATGCCACCCAGCTGATAACCCACAGTAAAACCTCAATTCGGCTGCAGTTGCTTGAATCCCAGAACAATGATCGCCATCCACCCCCCATCGGGAGCGTTATGCAATGGCCCTTCCTCCAGCTTCAGGCTGGTGAACTCGACATTCGTGATTGACTTGGCTGTCAGCCCGGAATCCACGAACGTCCCCACATCGCCGATCTTGGAATCCGCCGTCCCCAGGTACGTCAGCACGGCCGCCGCGCTGGCATAGGAACCATACAGATAGACCCGCACACTGAAATCACGCGTCGTCCGCTCGCCATTGAGGGCAGATGCCCCCTTGACCCCGAATGCCGATTGATACACAACCTGCCGGTCCCAGATCCCAAACTGGACTTCCTCAGCGAGCCCAGGGAACGAAAAGCCATTGTGAATGATCGTCATGTTCGACGCCCCTTAATCCCGGCCGCCGCCACTGGTCGCGTTGGAGCTGCTCCGCCTGGCATGACCACCTGAGTATTCACCTGGACAATCGGTACGGGAGCTGGTTCTGACGGGGCTGGTTGAGCTGCTGCTGGAGCTGCTCCGCGTCGTCGTGCGTGAAATGCCTCGAACTTACGGACTTCCTCGGGAGTCGCATTCGGACCAGGCGTTGCCGGGACATTCTCGATCGGAGCCAGCCCCTGATCGACCCCTTCCTTCCGCCGCAACTCGGCCGCCTGCTCATCACCCCCCAGAGCCGACTTGAACTTTCGCTCGGTCTCCGCCGCAATCCGGTTGTTCTGATTCACGTCACCAGCGAACGTATCCACCACTCCACTGAACATCCCGCCCGACGCGTTGATTGCAAATTCCGGAGTCCGACCAGCCTTGATGTTGCTGTCATAGGCCGCCAGGCGTCGCTCACGCCACCAGTTGCTGATCGACTTGTCTTCCTTCATCGCCGCTTCGAACGCATCACGGTAGAGCTGCGAATATCCCTGCCGGTCAGCGTCGATGTTTTCCTTCGTGTTCTGCAGGCGAGTTTCGGCAGCATCACGGCCAGTCGTCATCGTCGTGACGTCCTGTTCATACGCCTTTGAATCACCAAGGCCCTGCTTGACCTTGCTGATTTTCTGCACGCCTTCCGCGATCGCATAGAACTCGCCGATGTTCGCCCCTTCCACCAGCTTGTTGAGTACTCCGGAGCGTTTCCCCTCGGGAATCTTGTCCAGTCCCTTCCGGATCCGCTCAATGGCGACGTCGTACCCTTCGCCCTTCATATCGACGTCTTCGGGCTTCAGGCCGATCTCTTTCAGGGCTTTGACGCGATCGGGCTGGCTGCCGGCGACAGCGAGATTCTTGACGATCTCACGGACCTGGCGAGCCCCATGCTCGGCCCCCACCGCTCCAGACGTGGCACCCGCCAGAGCCAGAATGTCCTCCTGGCTCATCCCCCCGACTTTCTGCAGACTCTGAGCCTCCTGCGCCCAGTACTTCAGATCGGGAATCTTGAACTTGGTTTCCTTGATCCCCTGAGACTGCAGCTGCTTCACCAGAGTGCCGATCGTCTCGTCATTCAGATCCTTACCCTGACCGGCCAGGAAGGCTGTGATCGAGTCCGTGAACTGCTCCGTGTTGACCTGGTTCCCCTTCAGGGCCTGAGCCTTCACGAATTCCGCGATCGACTTGGCCCCGCCTCCTGTGGCCGTCTTCACATCAGCCCCGGACGACAGCAGCATCGTGGCGATATCTGTCATGTCCGCGTTTGAAGTCGCGGTCTCCTGAGCGATCGTCCGCAGTCGTCCCTGAGCTTCCTCGGCCGCCAGAGGACCTTGACCGGACTGGACCTGAATCCGCTTCCTGTCGCGTTCCTGACGCTTGGCAGCATCCTCAGACGACTTGGCCGCCTTGGCATTGGCCTCAAGGAAGTTTTCAACCTCGGACACAGCCTGAGCCACAGCCGCCTGAATTCCAAACCAGCCGCTGGCGATCCCGGCCACCTGGTTGACACCGGCTTCCATCACGCGGTTGAACTCACCCGCCGATGCCGTGTTCTTTTTCTGCGTCGTATCGAGCTTGGCCAACTGCGCGTCGACGGCAGCGATGTTGTTTTTGTAGTTCTGCCATGCCCGGACCGTCTGAGCGTCTTTCGTACTCAGGATGACTTCAACGGTATTGGCCATGGTTACCTCACAAACTGCAGCAGCAACAGATCACCGACCGTCGGCACATATCCCTCAGGTGCCAGCCCCCTGGACCAGCGGACGACACTCAGCCAGAGATGGTCGAAGCTGCAGCCTTTTTTTTTATCTCGTCAATCAGATCATGAATTCGCGGGGCATCGGTCGCCTTGGCCATCAGGGTGTGCAGGACGCTTTCGTCCAGGAACCCCAGCCGGATCGCAATCTCTTTCGTGATCCGGTAATTGATCCCCAGGGCCATCACGACGAAATCGAGCGATCGCTGCCAGTCCGGCTCAGCCACCTTCAGCAGCACATCCACAACCGACTGAAACGCCCAGCCACACTCGTCGACAAACGCTTTGTAGCGGGGATGCGGCACCTTGATCGGCTTGGCCTGAGCGTCCAGATCGAACACCGACGGCAGCCGGACAATGTTCGGGATCACCCACTCCTGCCCGTCACTCAGGACCGTCCCCAGCCCTTCAACCGGTCGCTTCCGAACCAGCTCCGTCGGCTTCGGGGGATCACCGTTCGTGATTCCCAGCCAGTACCGCCCCAGTGGATCTTTCGTCCACGTCTGCTGATCCGGCAGATAGACTGGGATGGCATCCCCCCAGGACCAGATCTGGCCCGGCAGATCACCCGGCCCCGGTCCCACCAGGTCACTGCACAGCGGCTGCTCATCGTCCGGACGGACCAGATCCGCCAGGCCTGCATCGATCAGATGCTGCCGATTGGCTGCGAACTTGTGGGGAATGAAAATCAGGTAGTGCATAGGTCTGACATTTCTTGAGAAATGTGGATCACTCGTTGTCCGGGTTGTGGATCGCCGCCAGTCGCGACTCCACATCCAGATTCAACTCAGTCGGCTCCTCAGGCTTTGCCGTGTCTTCCGTGCCTTCCGTGTCCTGAACTGGCTCCGGCTGAACTGGCTCCGGCTCTTCCGGCTGTGGCGTCACCGTGAACTCCCCACCCACAAACCCCCGATGTTTCCGGGGATCGATCTTTTCCTCTGCCATGACGGATTCCTTAAGTTACGAAATTACGTAATTCTGTAATTGAGTCGATCACGCCAATGCTGACGACGTTGAACAACTGATCGTCCCGGTCGCCGTGACGGTGACTTTCGCCATCGCGTCTCCGTCGGCACTGGCTCCCGCGTCCGTCACTTCGTACGAACCCGTCGAGATCGTCAGCAGGACGTGAGCTGCACTGGCCAGGGCCGTCCCAATCAACTGGAAGCCGAGCATGCAGCCCGTGCTGATCCCCGTGATCCCGAAACCGATCTGAGCCAGGATCGCCTGATTGGTCGTCTCGAATTCAAACGTCGGGGCTCGTTTCCGGATGAACCCGACGCCGGCCGCGATCTGACCACCGGCCCGGAAGGGTTTGTAGTCCATCCCGAATTTGACCGAGGCGGACTGGACGCCACCTACCACAGACCCCTCGAACGAAACTGGACCGAGGCGATACAGGGCACTGATGTTCGGAGTACTCGTCAACGCCTGACTGACGTTCACGATCAACGGGGGATTCGAACCGGTGATCAGTGGCCAAAACTTCAGGGCAATCTCCGCCCCCTTTTCCTCATCCTGTTTCGCAGAGATTGAATCGGGATGCAGAAAACCTTTGGCGGTCGACAGGCTGACATGATTCGAGCTGCTGTCGAACGTCCCGCCGTCAGATCTCAGCTGGTACTGGATCTTGGCCAGCGTCGACACGTTCAGGCCAGCCGTTGGACTGCAGGCTGCCAGGATTGTTCCCAGATCCAGAGCTGTCAGATCAACCACAGGCTCCCGCATCTGCTCGGCGATCAGCCCCGGGTCAACCGAGCCGCCTGCCATGGCGATGATCTTCTTGACGTTGGCCGAGGGATTGACGTTGACGACGTCCCGAATCAGCAGGCTGTCGAATTTCGCCGGATAGGCACTGTAGACCGAATCGGTTGTGAAGGCGGGGGTCGTCATTTATGGAGTCCCTTTGGTATTGCGAACGCGGTAGGGCGTTCCAGGTTGGTTGGCGCGATGGGCGTAATTCACCCCGATGAAATTCGTCAGATAGTCCCGCTCATCCGTGGCGATGACTTCCATTTCCGCGATGCGTGCCATGACGTTCTGCTGACTGCTCGTCAGCCCGCCGCCGCCGATCTTCCTCAGTCGTCCGGTCCCACCCGTGAATGGCAGCCGCAACAGCAGCCGACTGCGAGTCTGAGTGGCTGTAATCTGGCGAAACTGAGTCATCGCCGTCCGCAGCTGGCCACTGGTCGCCGGATTCGGTGACACCAGGGGAGGCAGCCCCAGCCGATCCTTGCGAGCCTGGTACCGGGACCGCCGTTTGACGTAGCCATACTTCGCGGCCGCAAAATGTTCGAAGTGCCAGGGGATATGACGCCGATGATGCAGGACCATCGCATCGTGCAGGCTCTCCCTCAGAAACCGCCCATGATCGCGCACAAACAGCCGCGGATCTCGCGGCCATTTCGTCGTCACTTCGAGGGTGGGAGGGGACATTTGTCAGCCTTTGGCGGTCAGCAATCAGCAGTCAGCAATCAAACCCAGTCAGCAATCAAACCCAGTCAGAATCAAACCCAGTCAGAATCAAACCCAGTCAATGATGAATGTCGCGTAACGGAACCAACGCTGAGCTTCCGGATCGTCGCGCTGGTATTCCGGTGGACCCAGATGAGTCGGTGTCCCCACCTTTCGCCAGCCGGTTGTGGCCAGGATGCCACCGGACGGCCGTTCGAGCATGTCGCTCAGGATGTGGCCCAGCCGGTTTCTCCAGGCGATGTCATCGTTTCGCCAGTCGATCGTTTCGCCGTCGTTGTAGTACTCAGACTTCATCTCATCGCACAGGATCAGCAGCAGCTGCCCTTCCCGGACGCGTGGCAGCCGCTTCGTGTGTTGCCTGAGCGAATCATCGTCCGTGATGATCGCCCCGGGGATCGGCCAGCCATACGTCTCGACGTCCCGCAAGGGATAGTCGATCGAGTCCAGGGCAATCGTCGGTGTCGCCGCTCCCACCATCGTGCGAAACTCAGACGACGCGGCCAGCAGCTCAGCCGCTTTCGCGAACGGCAGCGACAGGTCGCCCGTCGGTGTCTCACTTAATGCTGGTGGAGTCGGCATGCTCAACTATTCCCCGGCAGATGTCGCATGGTCTTGCGGTCCGTGGACTTCAACGTGATCACAAACCCACCATCCACACTCGCCGCGTTTGCGATCGTCCAGCGTTGGCTGTCGATCAGGAATTCCCCTTGCTCATCCAATGTGAAGCTGCTGCCGTCCGTCTTGGTGTTCAGGATCAGCAGCGTCCCCGTATTGGCATTCGTGCGACCTTCCCGGTTGTCAGCCAGTGGGGTCATTCTCTCTTGGCTGAAGATTCCGGAGACATCAAACGAAGCGCCGGTACGGGGTCTGTGAGTCACAGTGGCCCCGTACTCGGCGATTTGCGTTTGCAAGGCGTCAGATGCTGCTGACACAGCGAATCTCCAGCTTGGTCAAGTCAACGAACTACGATCAGCAGCCGGTGATGATCCCGGCCGTGTTGGCGTGCATCGCCTTGATCGCATAGTCAGTTCGGCCTCGCATCACTTCCCCGCGAGTCTTTTCGTCGCGGTACGATTCGAAGAACAGGCCCAACTCATCGTCCGCCTGGTTGGCAGCCGCTTCCTCGGACCATTGGATCGTGTTGGCAAACCGCAGGACCGGCGATTCCAGCGTTCCCATGCCGGAGTCGGTCTTGCAGATCAGCGCTTTGGTCGAGTTCCACAGACGTGTGAATGTCGGAGTCGAAACCCCTTCACCCGCCGTGTTGGTGAAACCGCTCGCCACCAGGATCTTGGGCAGACCGGTCATTTCCTTCAGGATCCCAACCAGCTCGGTCGCAGGCAGCAGTGGATTTGCCAGACCGCTGTACTTGATCTGACTGATGATCGACTGGCACTGACGCAGGTTTCGCAGCATCAGGCTGGTGATCACCAGCGTATCGGGGGTGACACCACATGCGTTTTCAATGCCGGTGATCATTTGCAGGATGTCCTGCTCTGGCACGGCATTTGTCTTGTCGGTCCACGGGTAATTCGTGCCCGCCCCCGCCGTATCCTTACCGGCAATGTAGGTCGTGCCGACGTTGGCGGTGTTCTGAGCGAACGACGCAACAGCCTGCTCATAGGCTGTGAGCAATCCATCCTGGATCACCTGCACTGCCACCAGTTCCTGATTGATCATATCGCCGTATTTTTTACGGTTACGATCATCGATCGGGTGTTCCAGACCATGCTCTTCCGTCGCATAGCTGTCCTGATCCCAGTCGAAGTCGACTGGCTTGTATCCGCCGTTTTCCGCACGGGTCGTATCCTGCACCGGCCGCTTAACTGATGCTGCGTTGATACGACGAAACTGCGCTGCCTGGTACGAGACTGGGATGCTGGGAGCAACCTTCAGTCCCACGAACCCCTTCCGATTCAGGGCAAGGTCGAATTCAGCATAATTCATGCTGTAATCCAACCTCAGAATTGCACTCGATGGACTTGCCATTTTTGAGGATCCTTGTGTGAAAAGTGATCCCCACCGCGGAACAGATATCGAACAGAATCAGCCTTCTTCGCGGGTTCCGGGTTTGGTGGCCACCGCCCCCGGCCCCGCGATGAGGCTCCAAAAAATCTCAGTACCCCCAAGCGACCCAGTTGACCTTCTTGCTGAAAGTCGTTGCTGCCAGTGGTGTCGGATCAGTGCCGCCAGTGTTCTTCCATGTTTTCAGCAGGAACGAACCGGCTGCCGGCGTACCCGCCTGATCTCCGATCGACGCGCTGACGAATTCCGGATCGTCGACAGGATCGGAATCAAACGATGCGACGACAGTCAAAACCTGAGACAGTCCGGTGACAATCGTGTCACTGGCTGTCACTGTGGTCTTCTGGCCTTCGACCATCCGCAACGCACGAATCAGGACTTCCACGATTCCGCCAGACACAGCAACAGTCTGAGCGAAACCGAGGAACTCGGCACCGACGGTATAAGTGTTTGTCACCTTGCCGCTGGCATCACCCCAGATCGGATCGTCGACGGCAATTGTGGCATTGGCCAGCATTCTCACGACCATGCCAGGGCTGAGCAACTGAGCAGCCTGGTAGCCGCCGACCGTCGTCTGAGCCTCGATCGAGATACCGTCGGCCCGGTCTGTTTCCCCGCAAATGTACCACTTCCCGCCGCTCGACCTGACTCGCAGGTATTTGGCGGTCGACGCATTGACTGGCCGGGAAATCTGATCCCCAACCGTAATGACATTACTCATGATTGACTCTCACAAAATTGAATGAATGATCAGCCGAAAAAAACTTGTCCATCCGCAGCCGCAGGGCCACGAGTCACATCACTTAATGGCAATGTCTTCGACGCGGTCCTGCAGCAGCGCCTTGGCGGATCGTCGATGTTGAGTCGCTTCGAGGTAGGCCATGTGAAGCTCCGGATACTTACGAGCCAGCGCTGCACCCGCCTGAGCCGGTCCGGCTTCAGGATGTTCGGCTAGCCACTTCGCTTTCAGGGAGTCCCATTCAGCCTTGGGATCGCCAGTAGATTCTTCGCCAGACTCTGTCTTGCCCTTCTTCTTGTCGCTCGCTTCGAACGGATCAATTCCTCGCTTCTTTCCTTCCGTCGCCTTGGCTTCGGCAAGTTGCTCGTCTTTGGCCTTCAGCAACTCTTGCGAATGCTTGGCGTAGGCTTTCAGGCCGTCGACCAGAGTGACCTGGGCTTCGAGTTGACCGAGAATAAAATCGGCACTCGCTCCAGGCATTGCTTCCTTCAGTTCGGCCAACGTAGCCGGCTTGGGGTCTGTCATTTCGTCCAGTCCTTTCACAACAGAGACTTGAGATTTTGGTTTCGCCCGCTCCATCAGCTGGGCAATCGTTTCATCCATGGACTGAATCGCGTCGACCAGCCCCGCCGCTTTGGCGTCATCGCCAACAAACACACGACCGTCTGACACGGCATCAACATCCTTGGCGGACATATTCCGACCGGAGGCCACGGCACCCGCAAACAGCGAATGCAATGCGTCAACACGTTCCTGCCAGTGAGCCAAATGCTCGTCCGTGATCGCAGTTCCGGGAGTTCCCGCCCCCTTGTGCTTACCGGACTTCACAACATGGACCTTCACTTTCAGGTCTTCGGCCCGTCCGCTGGTGTCCTGCACGACACTGAAGACCCCGATCGATCCTGCCATGCCAGCCCGGTTCATCCCGATCAGACCTGTTTGGGCCGCAGGCCAGTAGGCCGCCGATGCCCCCATGTCCTCGATCTGTGCAGCTGTCGGCTTCTTGGCCTGCAGCTTTGCAATGTCGTCGCTGAATTCCTGAGTCCCCGCCACGGATCCGCCTGGCGAATCAATTCGAAACAGGACTGCTGAAACATTCGGATCAGACGCGGCCGCTCGAACCTTGCGACGGGCATCCGTCGTCGACGTCCCCGATGAAAAGCTGCTTTGAGCCTTCATCAATGTCCCGTTGAGATCAATCACAGCCAGACCGTTCGAAGCGACCATCAGCCCGGAATCCGTTGCCCGGACTTCCATCCCCAGCACTTCCGCCAGAGCGTCCGCTTCAGCCTGCAATGCCGTTTCCCGCAGGGCTTTTTTCTCGTCCGGAGACAACGCGATGAACGACAGCATCCGCTCGGCCGCAGCCTGCTCATGAGCCTGCATGTCCGTCCGGGCGATCAGCTCCGCCAGTCCGTTCAATTCGGTGTCCAGCATTGCCCAGACGCCGAAATAATCACGAGCCCGAGGGTACATGGGGCGAGACAGTGTCAGTTCAGTCAGCATCGGCTGGCTCCTTCTTGATCGTGGACGTCTTGGAGGGCGATTCATCACCGTCAGGTTCGGCTGCCGGTGCAATTTGCGTTGTGACGCCCTGGGACATTGTCACCGGGAAGAACAGATGCCAGTCGACAGGACCGCCCATTCCCGCCAGATCCGGATATTTCGTGTTGAGTTCGATTGCTTTCAGAATGGCTTTCTCGGCCAGAATGCCACGATCCTCAACAATCTCCGTCGACAAAGCAGACCAGGCCACCTGCTGACGATTCGCCACACGACGCGGCGAGCTTTGCCCCGATGACAACTCGAGCGCACCCGCCGAGATATCTTTCAGCGGATCGATGTATTCCCACTCCGGCAGGTGCCAATGATGCTTGAACGGATTGACGTCCGCATAGGCCAAATCCTGCAGCCACTGCGGCGATGACAGCCGAGACCAGGTCAGGCCCAGCAGCTTACGAAGCCGTTCACCACGCCGGGATTGTTCGTAAATCATCGCCCGCACACGCCAGCGATACGTCGGCCGCTCCTGACAATCGATCTGCAGTCGCTGATACCGCTGCCAGGCCAGTCTGGCCTGCATGATCACACCACGCATGTTGGCAAAATTGCCCTTGCTGGCATCCAGCAGAAACACCGCCAGCGGCATATCCAGGTTGACCGCCAGCATCCCCAGAATCACCATGCTGAAGTTGATGAAGTCGGCTCCTGCCACCTGAGGGGTGAACGCTTTCAGGACTTCACCTGGATTCCCACGGCTTTCCATCCCGGGGAAAATCTCCTGCAGCAGTCGCTGGCTCGGCCCGTCATCCTTGATCGATGCGTTGCCGACGGTTCCCAGTGGCGTCGGTCCGTTGCCGTCCGTCTGAGGGCGCTCACGCAGAATGACGAAACAGCTCTGAATCTGCTCTTTTACCAGTTGAGCGTATACCGTGTCGTCAATCAGAGTGATCGGCTTGAAGATCGGGGCGAACTTGGTGACACCACGCGTCTGAGTCGCACGCTGGCGATCGAGAACATGCAGGACCTGCTCAAACCCCTCATCGTCTCGAATTGGCGTTGGCCGAGTGGCTCCGACGTTGTTCAGCTGCATTGCCGGCTGAATGTTTTCCTTGGTGAACCAGACCTGCTGAGGCCTCCCGCGATCATCTTTCAAAATGCCGAAGACGACATTCTTGACGGTGTTCTGAGGCTTCCGGGCGCGATGGGCTTCCATCAGATCGGCCGAATTGTCATTCACCATCACCTGGAAAATGTCACCAACCGTGATCATGTCATCCATGCTGACACGACGCATCTGAGCCCAGTTCATCGTCTGCAGGGCATGGCAGAGCATCTTGTCAGAACACCATTCTTCCCAGCCTTCTTTCAGGATCTTGTTGACGTCGTCATCTCCAGTGCACGGATCAACAGTTGGTCCACCCTGCAGGACGTTGTCCAAAAATCGTGAAACACCCTGGCCGACGAACGGGTCATTCCGGCGAACGTCTCGAGCCAGCTCACCGAATCGCAGATGCTGAATCTCAAACCGCAAATGCCAGTCCGCCCCGGATCCCAGGGGAGCCAGGCCGGTCCGTTGCCGAACCAGCGGACCAGACCGGAGGGCCTCGTAATCCGCTGAGGGAGTGCCGTCGTATTCTTCGCGGCTTCGAATCAGTCCGGTTGCTTCCATGCGGCGAGCCATCAGTACCCCCCGCCACGAATGTCACACAACCCGAACTGGGACGCGATCGGCGCCCGGTTCTGGATGTTCGCGATATCAAAGGCCGCCCCGGACTGCACGTTGGCCGCCAGCCACCGCTGAGCCTGAGCCATCAGCAGCTCCAGGTCACCGTATGTCGTCGAAAATCGAGCATCACCACGTATGGCCGATTCAGACATCGACGCCCGGCGTCCCTGCAGCCAGGTGCAGACCGTGATGAAGTCGTTGGCCATTGCTCCAGTCAGATCCGTACGATAAGCAACCGTCCGGTCGAACTCGGCATTGGCAGCAGCGATAGTGCAGGGGACTGGTAGTGACATGAGTAGCACCATAGGGATGGTGCCACTCTCACGAAACAGATTTCAGCCGTCCGGGAATCCACATTTTCCACGTTGTTCCCGAAGTTGCCGAACTCCCCGAAGTCGCCGAAACCCACGTCATTCCCGTACCACCTGTATCACTGGTCGATGAGCACTCATTCAGGGATCTGACTGATCAGCCACTTCATTGCGTCCGCCGCCGTGTCAACGTGCATTGTCTTACCACCGACGCCGGGATACGTGGCGTGTGATTGATGCAGGCCCGCCACGAAGCGCCGGAACCGATCACACAAATGCGGCGGCAGATCAAACGACGCACTGCGCATCGAAGCCATGTACCCTGTCAACTGCGTCCCGGCCGGCAGCATGCTGATCTCGATCGTGCAACTCGTCATTGACACCTGACCAGTCACAACCTCCTGAGTTGCCACAGCAGTTGCGGGTTCTGATGGCTTTTCAGTCTCCGTGACTTCCGTGCGCTCCGTGTCCAAATCCGGCTTCCCGATCCGGTCCAGATCAATCCCCGGCTCTTCTGATTTCTTACCAAGTTTCGCGGCCATGTCATCATTCCTCATTCGCGGTTAGTAACCAAAAACTTACGGCCGTCGGGAGTCGTCACAGGTTGACGCTCTGGAACCGCCGCTTCCTCCTGTCGCTTGAATCTCGCATGCAACTGACGGACGACAGCATCCCCCGCCAGGCAGTTGTACATATTGTCCAGCCAGTGATCCTGGCAGTCACCCGGTGTCCAGCCCTGTACCTCGCCCTTGCGTGGATCGAAGTCTGACACCCATTTCCAACCGAGGATCTGTTCGGCGAACGATGACCGATGCCGCTTCAGAATCGCTGGCTGCAGATGTACAGACGCGTCAGCCCCGAACAACGCGATCGAGCCCGGCTGCCGCTCAGTCCCATTCATGACAGCAGTCTGAAAGCCTGCATGGACCTGCCTCATCCAGTAGTCGGTGTCCACGACAGTCAGCCACCAGAAACGATTGATACCGATTTCCGGCTTGGCAGGTTGCTTCGAAAAGTGGAAATGAAACCCAGGCACAACATCGTCCGTCGCTTCTCGAGGGGGACGGTATCCGCTTCGTTTTTCCGCAGGATTGTGCCCCTTACACAACAGCCACGTTTTGCCGAACTCGTTCACGACCTTCAGCGCCATGTCCTGCTCGTACCCGGCATCCACCAAATGGAGATCGATCGACCATTCCACGCCGGACGTTGTCACAAATTGCTTTCCGTTCAATTCGTCACGAACGTACAGCAACGCCTGCCGCATTGCTGCGACATGGTTGTCCGTCCCCTCAACCCATGGAGTCTGCACCGGGAAATAATCAACAACCGTATGCCATTTCCTGGCACCTTCCCCGCTGGTCGCAACAACCGTGCAGTTGTGCCACCGCTTGTGCAGGTCGACGTGAGCCACCAGCGTCACGGTGTCGTCCGGGATCTCATACCGCGGCAGACCGGACAGACGACCGGCAATGATCGATGGAGTCAACTCGATGCCGTCATTGATTTCACCCTCCCACGGCAACGCCCAGGTGAATTGCAGCAATGTCTTCTCGCCGTTCTCCTCGTCGGGGTCGTATTGAGCTTTCCATTCCTTCCAGCCGAAGTCTGCCGCCGGCTTGAAGAGATTGTTGGCTGCTGTCCAGCGAAAGCCCGCGGTGAGTGTCTTTGGGACCGGTCCGCTGATTTCGCCGTCGGAATTGATCTCCTGACCCTTGTGGACCAGTTTGGCCGTCTTGTTGGCAACGATGCGATCATCCTCAGACCAGGGAGCCGCACACGCTGAGCAAACAAATTGAGACCAGTCCCGCGCATCGATCTCGTTCCCGGCGTCCTGCCAGCCCCGTAGATCCTGACGCTCCAAGGTCACATAGTTACGGCAATGAGGACATTGAGTGGCGATGCGAGAGTTTGACCCGCTGGTGACTTCGACCCAGATACGACCGGTCACAATGGAAACGCTGCATTCCATGTAGACGATCGTGTTCAAGACCTCGAACGATTCCAATCGACCGATCATCTGCGTCACTGGATCCGCTTCGCGGGACGACTCCGAAGCCTCGTCAAATTTGTCGATTTCCGTCATGACCAGGACACGAGCCGTAAACCCGGACCGCTTTTCATCGCCCCCCTTGGCGCTCATGAATTTGAGCGTCGCACCATTGCGAAACGTGATCGATTCAAACTTACCGCCCTGGCTTCCTTCCCCGCTGGTGGGAATCTCACTGGCGTACCTGCTGGCCAGGATCACGGGCAACAGATCCTGATTCCATTTGTCCATTGCCATGACCATGTTCGGCACACCGCACACGACGTTTTCACCAACTTCGAACAGGTGATACATCAGCGGAATCACAAAACAGAGCAGCGTCTTTCCAGATTGCAGGGGGCCCGTTGCGGCGTACCGTACGAACAACCCTGACTCAATCAGGCCAAACCACAGACGCGCGAACGGTTGACGATCAATCTCGAATTGCTCGCCGCCAAATGGACCTGTGGGAGGAAGCTGGATTTCATCGACGGAAAACTGAGAAATCGTTCGCAGCGATCGCGGCCGAGCTTTGCGGAACCCTGCCGTGATGTCACTTCGCAAATTCTCTAATTGTGCGGTCGATAAGTTCATTGATTTTCTTCTCGGCGCGCGAAAGACGTTCTTCCAGAGCTTGCGCAGCCACGACATGACCTTTACTGCGCATGTGATTAATCGCACCACTGATCTCCGCCGCATAGATGGACAGTACGTCAACAACGAGTTCTCGAGGGTAGACAGCCCCGCGTCGACGTTGGCTTTCGAGTTCTGCGTTATCGTTTTTGATCCGCATGTTGCGGATCTTTTCCCGCCGCAACTCACGAGCCTCGGCCAGATCCTCCGCAGCGGCCTGCTCTTTTGCTATTTGTCGATCACGAGTCGCACGCCAGGTTAGAATCGCATCTGTGTCGTATTCGCCATCATCCCTCGCGGGATAGCCCAATTCTTTTTTCCATAATCCCAGAGTCTGACGTGATACCCCACAAAGCTCGGCAGCCTGTACTAGGGTTTTGACAACCGGCATGCTTTTGCCCAGAAAAGAAACCAGATCAACGGGGTCGCGTTGATCTGGGGTGAACTCCCATTCATGTCGGGAAGTGATTCACGGGTGGACCGCGGATGCGCAGCCAGTGATTCCACAACGACTCATTCAGCGGCAGCTGAGGAGCGGCGCGACCCACTGCTGTCCAGGTTGAAACCCCACGCGTCTGTCAACGATCCGGCCATAACGGTTGGTGTAAACCACCGTGGGGACCATCTCGACACCGTACAGCCTGGCAGCTTCGGGATTTTTCCTGATATCGATGACGCGAAAGTCGGCATCCGGCTTATCGCTTTCGATCCAGCCTTTCGGGACCAGCTCTTTCCGCACGTAGGCCAGTAATCGATCACAGTCACTGCAGCCACGCTCCATCACGAAGACCAATGCCTGAGGCCCCTGGTTGATGGTATCGCTGCATCCCGAGGCGGCCAGTGGCGTCAGCGGATCCACGACTGGTCGAGTCGTCGCTGCTGTCCAGTCCATCGGATCACCGAGTGTCGTCACAGTCGCAGGAGTGACGGCAGCAGCAGGTCTTGTTTCTCTCGTTGCTGCGGCCGCGAAGTCTTGCCCCGACACGCTTGGCGTGAGAGTACAGGCTGTCAGCAGGGCGATCAGTGGAGCGGCCAGACCATTTGGCTTTTGCCGCGCCATTAGAAAAAGCACCAGCCCGCCCAAGGCCACCAGACAGCAGAACGCAAACAGCGTCCCAGGGGATTCCAGTAAGTACCGCATCTCTCGCCCTCCATTCGAACCGTTCGAACCATCCATTGTGATCGCGGCCTGCGACGTTGCCGGCCGACGTAACAATTCATCCCAATCCGGGCCGGCAGCCGGGAATCCTTCGAATGAGCTGATCGCCCACGAATCACCCTCGCTGCAGATCCGGTCCACATCCCGCCAGCGGATCCAGTAGCCCCCGGGTGGCTCGCCCTGAAGCGGTGCTGGGTGAGCATTCGGACCCCAGCTGTTGAGACAATAGAACATTGGCTCCGGTCCGCTGCCGTCGTAGGCAATCAGGCACTGCTGATGAGCCCATGACGTTGTCCGCCTGGCAACCCGTCGACCATTGACGACCGGGATATCTGTCGTACCCCACCAGCTGCTGGCGATCGTCACAGGACAGTGAGCCCCGGCGATCGAGTCCATTGCTTCCTTGGCAGATTTCACCTGGGCAATGGACTGGACCAGATTCGCCTTGGCGACCTCCTTGGCCCATTCCGGTGGACCTGATGCCCCCCATTGTCGGGCCGTCGCTCCATCGTAGGGCGGACACTTCGGATGGTCCGCCCTCAGGCAGCCGTAATTCTGCAGGGCCTCAGCGGCATAAGCCCCGACAAGCCCATCCCCGCGAAAGTGACTGCCGTGAGATTTCCCCACCCAGACTCGGCCAGCTCCGTAGATCCACGGTGGATAGGCCGGGTGAAACTCAGCAGGCGGCCCGCGAATGATCTGGACAGCCTGGAGATAGTTCACCGCATTGGCCGCCCCCCAGCTAACGCAATCACCTATAGCCTGAGGCACATTGGGCAGGTGTTCGCCACGGAGCTGCAGGACTGCATCCCACAGCCGAACGTTCTTTTTGCTGTTATCCTCGGCCGCCGCATCACCGATCAGACGAAAGGGAGGCAGCGACGCTGCGACAGCCTGAGACTGAGCCGCATGATCGACAGCCAGACCCAGCTGACTGATCGGCACGGACGGGATGGCATGCGATCCGGGAAGCATCAGCGAACCGCTGACACCCAGGCCGACACAGCCGATAAACATCAGGACGGCACCACTCCATTGAGTCACCGTCCATCGTGGGACCAATCTCATTCCGTACCCTCCATGCGGTTTACCTATAAATCCGCTTGTTCACATCAATTCCATGCCAACTCGACAAATAGAACGAGAATCCGAATGTGAACCGATGCCACAGTTCACGAGCATTGATGACGTTCGTGACTTCTTCGCGTGGGCAGTTTTCCTGGTACCACCCATTGCCACACAACGTCACAAATTGTCGTCCAGCCCAGTTCGATACCACGCACTTGCGACCATTCCACACGACCTGAGATCCAAGCTGCTCTTGCCACATTGCTGACAAGCCGCATCGGAATGCTTTGCACAGATAGGCGAACGCCCAGAACGCTCTCAACACCTGCACTGTGGATCGCTCTTTCAAATTGCGCGACACGCGGACTTGGGCTCCAATATCACGCCTTAAAACTCGAATGACTTCCATCATTGACCTCACTTGATCGAACGTAACCCGATCACAACTTCTCGCAACATCGCAGCCCAACGATCCCCGCTGGTCAGCTTTCCTGCCACGAACAAATCCTTCATCCGGGCAACCGCCTTGACCCGAAACTCTGTATCCCACACTGGAGATACAGACGCATTGAAAGCCCCGCCGATGGCCTTGACGATCTGATCTGGACCAGTCAGTGACTTTGCAGCGATCTGTGAGGCAATTGCCTCCAGAGCGTCCGCCAGCTTCGCCGCCTCGGTCGCTCGATTGGGTGAGTTCACCAGTAACGCCAAGGCCCGCACAGCAGCGGGCAGACCATCAAACTCACCAGCCGGCAGAGCATCAGGCATCGGTGGAGCGGGAGGAACCGGCACTGGTGGGGTTGGCGTCGGCACGGGTACCGGCGTCGGACCTGGCGTTGGAGTCGGTACCGGCGTCGGCACAACAGGCGACGGCGTTGGAGCAGGCGGACAGGGAACCGGACCGGGAATCACAACCTGATGTTCGTGATCTGCAATCCCCTCGGTGTTCGCGACCATCAACCGCACCAGGTAGGTACCGGGAAACGATGCCAGCCGCACTCGCTTACCGCCGTCCAGGATGGTCAGTTGCTTGCGGCCCTGCAGTTGAGGGAACACGCGCCACGCATACAGAGTCGGCTCGCCCTCGCTCATGGAAGCGTCAAAAATCAGCTCTTCACCAGCCTCAGCCGACTTGGGGCCATTGATAATCGCCATCGGGGGAGTTGCCACGGCATTACCACCCAGCAACAGCACTGCGAACAAAATCAACCCGCCAGACACAGGACGCCCAGGATCATCTGGAAACCTGGGAGCAGCAGGCTTGATCATCTGATCGATCAATGACCGGATCTGAGTGATGTCATCAGACACCTCAGCCAGATTCTGCTGAACCGTTTGAGTAGCCATGCGCTGGAAGATCCCGCCCGCGGATCGGCACACCTGCGACAAGCCCATCAGGGCGGCACTCAGCAAGACTCCATTTTGAAGAGTCACACCGCCAGTCATCGTGGCCGCGATAACAAGCATTTGAGCAATCCCAACGAGCAGACTGCCAGCGTTTGCCAGGTATGTCCGCCAACCAGCGAGCAACGTCAAGAACTGCATGCTTCTCCCCCCAAAAAAAGATTTGCCACGGCAGGAATCGAACCTGCTTGCACGGCCCCGCCACATATGAGCATCAGCCCTTTCGGGGGACTCACCTGAGACTTCGTTAACCGTGTCTATCTCCGTATGACAACCAACTACCTTGCTGGCATGGCACCAATCACTTGCCTTCCGGTCGTTTGTCGAGACCAGCGGCCTTCAAGAGTTCCGCCAAATCGTCGACATGCAGGCAGTCGCACAAGCATGCACCAACCACGCCCGCGATTGGGGCAATGCTCCCGTTGCAATAATCGTTGCCCGGTTTGGCGTCGAACAGAATGCCGACCGCAACAATCTGGACACCAGTTCCATAACCGCCGATTTGCACGATCTTGTCGCCGTTTTTGGCCTCTCGACCGTTTCTGTAATGCATGGGATCACTCCGTTGAACATGATTTGTAAACCGGACGGTGGACTGATCACCGTTCCGAACATTGATCCTGCTGGCAAAGCCAACAGAACGCGGGGCCGCTTGGCTTGGGCACTTTGTGGACATGGCATCAGTCGCCCCGACGGAACCGGTCACCCAAGTCAACCCGGCCCCACACACCTTTTCTACAACGTGTCCCCGCTCGCACTGGTAGGTAATTTCATGGGGGCAGCGATCACCGAAGCAACCGCTGCCCCCTTCTCACAGGTCTTACACCTGTCAAATAGTGGGGGCAGGATTCGAACCTGCGACCTTGTGGTTATGAGCCACACGAGCTGCCGGGCTGCTCTACCCCACGTCATGGCTCCCCTCGATCGCAACCGAGGGGAGCGAACTTAACACCACGGGCAATCCATGCCCAAGACCCTGAGAGCTTCGGACTCAAGGTCATTTCCGAGCCGATTCGATCTTAGGATCTTGTCCGTCGAACTCCATACTAGTTTGATCGATTGCAGGGATTTTAGAGCGTTTCATCCTACTGGTAGAGTTATCCGGCCTCCTACACGTCATCCAGATACGTTCGATAGTGTACACAACGACTGTTTCACGTCGTTGTTTTGCGGGACAGTAAACATTTCCGCAGACATAGCGATGCCTGATCGTTTGCCCGCGGCGCTCCTTATCTTTCGCGCGAAGGTTGCCGTTGCACTCCGGGCAGACGATCCCGATGTTCTTAGAAGTCATTTCACTGCCTCGTACATCCAAATTATCTTGGATCTCCCGCCCACACCTCAACACATCCCCACCACGGATTGAACGTATGATCTGTCCATTCAATCGCCGTACCTTCCGACATCGGACGCTCCTTGAAAAAGTTGCTTCTGCCGTGGCTCGCTGATAACCGCCAGGCGAACTTCACACTTTCCACCGCTGACGACCGGACCAAACTCGACGCTGCAGCGGCGGATCTGCAAGTCGTTTTGATAGACCCCTGCTTTCGCAAGGGCATCGCACAGGGGCTTAATCGGGTTGTCCCAGTCACGGCCACGTCGATCCGGCGGGTACCAGATGATTTTCAACGCGATCCGATCCCGTATCGGTTGATGCTGGCCGAGCTGCTGTAGCACAGCGGTGATCACATCCAGTTGAAACTGTTTCCCCTTGTCGCTGACATAAACCTGAACGAACGGCCGCGCATTCTTACCCTTAGGGATAATCACTCGCTGCTGCCAGTAACTGTTCATGCTCGGCGGCCAGGGGAGAATCAGTTTCATGACTCCACCTTAGAACGGGAGACAGCTTCGTTTTCGCAGGCCAGCTTGAGAAGCCTTTTCAGCAGCTTGTTTTCATCACGATTCCGCTGCAATCTGCCGCGTAGCTCGGCCGCGCTCGGCAGTTGTTCAACAAACTGCTCGGGCAACTGTTCATTGGATAGTTGGCACTTCCATTCACCGCACCAATCGTTTTTCAACATGTGAGGGCTTACAAATGCCTCAGGCGAATCTACCGACGACAATGAATTGGGGATCTTTACAAACACCGGTGGAAACCTTTGGCACACAAACACATCATCAAAAACCTGGTCGTTGTATGCCATTCTCCCGAATCGACAGTTTCCGCAGCTTTGGACGGGTTCCACTGTGTTGAAAATGCCCTACGACGCTGCGTTTCGTTCAGTTTCCGCAGCCGTTTGGATGTCGGCAGGAGCTTTCCCCACGTTCAGTTCCACCAGCCAGAATCGCAGCTGCCGGATGATCTGGTCCGCGTTCGCATCATCCTTCCACTGCTGCCAGTGATCGACGATCTGTCCGAGTCGTGCCTCGATCGCCAGAACGGGAGACGTTCGAGGGCTCATTGTTCCGTCAATGTCGTCATTTTCAGCTTCCCACCCGTCGGGGGTGTCCGCGTCGATGTCGACATACCAGCCATCTGAGTCCTTGTAGACGGTTCCCGATACCTTCAGTTCACCGGCCTCCGCGAACAGGTACGAGGTGTCAGGAATCTCTTCTTGATCGTCGTCCTCATCGCCAGCGACTGGCAACGTCTGTTGTTTCGGATCTGGCTTATGAGTTTTCTGGGCGGCCTCAGGGGCAGTTTCACCAGACTCTTCTGCATGGCGTTTCTTGCCGTCGGCAATACCCAGAACCTCAACAACGATCGACCCAGAGAAGCCCCACAGTTCCTTGAATGCGGCATTCACGCAGAGAACCTCCTGATCGACCAGGAACGAAAAGCTCGTTTCATGCCGGCTGGCCTTGTACCCGCTAACGTCAGATGTCGTGACGTAGATCGGATTCGCGTCAACCAGTTCCATCTGCTCCCACTGGTCCGATTTTCGCGTGCTGAAGTGGATCTTGCATCGCTTGTACCGGAACAACCGATCGGCAAGAGACCCGGGCAGGTCTTCTGCAGCCGCCTTGGCCACGACCTTGATCTTGCCTTCGTCGTCTTCACCAGGTGCGACAACACTCGGCTTGTCGAATGTCACGGGCAATCGGACCTGTCGCGCTCGTTCCTGATCCTCAGCGTACTGCGAGTACTCACCCTTCAATTTCGCACTGGCCCAGGTCATCAGGCAGTACGGAACGGGCGACAGAGTCCCCTGCAGGCGGTATTTCACCCAGGTACGGCAGGTGTTCTGCTCGTCAGCTTTGAGCGTTCGCCACTGCGTTTCGTCGATCGCAACCCCGGCATTATCAAAATCAGTCATCAACTGCCGTAGATCGACCTCTTGCTCATTGGCCGGAGGGATCACCTCGAGTGGTGGAATTGCTGAGACGTTTGCGGCCGCAACTGGGGCAGCCTCCACAGACTCGGGGCCTGGCTGCACGAATTCAATGATGTGCATTGCGGGGTAGTCGGCACTGGCCTCGGTCATCTTTCCAGTGCGATTCACGAATTCCGGTGCTTTTGCCAGCATCAATTCTGGATCGCGAACATCTTCGAACAGATCCTTCCAGTCAACCAGCTTGTACCGCTGCGTCTTGGTGAGCAGTTCGAGATCTGCGATCGAGGTCGTAATACCGCAGTCATTCAGTTCATTGATCAGGATTCGCGGGTCGGACTCGGTGTTAATCTCTTCGATCCAACCATCCTCCCAATGCTTGGCACACTCGTCATCGGGTCCGTACGGATTGGCCTTGAACTCTTCGCGGTTCTGTCGACCCAACCGGCCAGCCTCGAACGCGGCTTTGTGCAGGGCCTGAGAATCAACAGCTTTCTTCGGGGCGGGTTTCTTCTTTGCCATGGAATCAACTTTCAAGGATTTGAGGGGATCAACCAGTTTTTGAACGTTTGCTGTCCCACTGTCGCGCCATCGCCATTTGTTGATCGCGCGTGAGCGGGATATCCGTCGGAACATTGCCAATCTGAGCTATGACCAGGTCGAGCGATGTGGCCTGAGTCTCGATCGCAACGGGTGCTGCGCGTGTTTCCGGCCGCGTGGCCCGTGTGGGGTACTCAGCCCTTCTGGTCTGCTGGAGCTGCTCGTACGTCCGCAGCTTGGTCTGGGCTCGCTTGATGTCCTCCGGCTCAAGCATCGTCCAGCGACGTTTACCGATGATCGACTTGAACAGTGCCAGCGGAGTGTTGACGCCCTTGCCGGTGGCCCTGATCGCTGCGGCGACAACTCGCACCCGGTGGAATTCATCCTCCAGGACGAGTGGATTCCGCTTGGTGGCACAATCCTGAATCCATGTGAGCAGCGTTCCGCAGCTCGTCAGATCCTCGACACTAAGCAGATCGAACTGGCTGGCCTGCTGCTGTGGCGTCGGGCGTTCAGGGGTGATACTGCCAGCCGTTTCGGTGATATTTTGACGCTGAGCGGTTATAGAACTCGGCTTTTCGGTGATAATTTCGGCAGAGGCGCCACTTGCACCCGTACCGGTTGCGGCATCTGCCAAAAGAACGGCTTCGACCGTAGGTCCTGACGATCCTTGATGAATCCCCACCGATCGCGGATGTACTTCCGTGCGGCCGCTTTCGTCAGAAACAGGACCGGAAAGCACTTTTCCATTACCAGATAAACTGGTCCCGATTTCTCCATCCACATCACGCCCCAGCGGACGATCTGCGGTAACTTCCCGCTGGGGTTGGACAGCTTCAGCTTGGGCATGGGGAATCTTTCTTGGACGACCGCGCGGCCGCTTAGGTTGGTTTGAATCAACCGTTCCGCGTTTCTGTTTCGCTGCGAGCTTTCCGAATCTTTCGGCGAACTTCGGAACAATCAGCCCATCCGAAGTCTCTTCAATCCACCCTTCACTGGCGACGATCTGCCAGAACTCCACATCGACCCCGATCAGGTCCACCAGGTCGATCAGCGAATAGCCTCGCATGATCCCGCGATTGGAACCGTCGAGAAGGAATTCGCCGTGCTTGTTCACCTGCTCGAACCAGGCAGACAACGCCCCGCGAACCAACAGGGGATCGAGTCCGCACGCCCGTTTGATTCGCAGGAATTCCGGCTTTTCGTCGATGTCGTGATCATGCTGAAACCACACGATCAGGCCTCCGTTTTGTCGAGATGCTTGGTTATCTCGAGGTAAGCTGTGATCGTTGTCAGCGTTTCTTCAGTCGCCCCGGCCAGCCAGTGCAGGTACCCACGATCGATGTCGTCGAGGCGTTCCCCGGCGTGCGATCCAAATTCCAGAGTCTTCGCAGCCAGCTCAGACAGCTTCCGTTGATCGGCCAGTTTCTTTTCTGCGACAACGGCTGGCTGCAATGTCGTTGCCAGCTCATCGAGGAATGCCGCGATCGATTCCGGGTTATTCAGCTCGCCTTCACCAAGAAGACCCAGCACACTGCGCGCGACCTGTCGCCCATGACCACGCTGTCGGATACGTTCCGTGTTCATACGGTCACCCGCTTTCGTTTCTTGGCCTTACGGTCCGGAACTGGAATCCAATCGGTCTCAGCCCGTTCCTGAGCGATCTGCAGATATTCCGGCTTGGCATCGATCCCGATTGCGTCTGCTCCCATCCGTAGCGCAACCTGCAGCGTGTACCTGGGGCCGCTCGGTCCGTTGATCGTGCCTGTAATGCGGGGGACGGGGATCATCGACTTGCCTTACTTGGGCTGTGCTGCTGCAACGGCCTGTGCTGCGAGGAAGTTCTGGAACTGTGCAACCTGTTCGGGTGTCATTTGCGGCACTGCCGGTTGCGGTGCGACCATCACAGGGGCCTGCGTCTGCCGTGGCAGGATCTTCAGGACGATCGTTTTCATGCTGTTCGGCCCAGCGGTGATCGTGATCCACTTGCCGATGCATTGAGCGGGAGCCGGGCCGAACAGGTCTTTCAGTGCCTGGCGCGAATCACGACTCAGCCGAAACCACTTCGGATCGTTCGTGAACTTCAGGAACGGCTTGGGGGGCGAGTCTGGATATTGCTCCAGCTCAACCGCAGCGATCTGGACGGCGATCTCTTTGCCAAGCAGGTGATCGGCTGCCCACCACTGATCCGGACAGACCTCGTCCCAGGCACGCTGGTCACCGCTGACATTCAAATAAGTTGGACGATCGTCTATCGCCATCGTGTTTACCCCCTTTAGTTTCACTCTGTCGCATCTGTCATTGCGTCGAACACCGCATCGTCGACGCTGTCAAACTCTTCGCCGTACAGATCTTCAATCTCATCAACGTTCTTTCCGTGTTGAGAAGCACTTTTCAGGCATGCCTTGCACACGCCTGATTTGTTTTTTGTGTCTCGTCCACAGAATTCGCAGCACACGATGCCTGCCATACCTGAATCATCTGATCGGCCACGAAATCGAGCCTGTCACCGCTGTACGTCATTGAACCAACGACAAGGCTATTAACGCTCACGACGACGTATCGGTTGAACTCTTCGCCGCAGAACCGCAATGCGCGATACCGTTCTACATCCTTTGATGCCGCGCGAATGTCAGCGAACAGTTTCGCCACTCGCTCGCGTTTGTCGTCAACCAGGTCTTGCAGTTCGTCGAGTAGTTGGTTGATGTCGGTCATGCGCCACCTTCAACTTCCGCTTCACCGAGTTGCATTTCTTCGTCCAACTCATCTTCCGCAATCAGGTCTTCGGCTCGCATATCGGCCATCTCGAAGTCGAGTTTTTGGCCGACCTTGCACATCATTGACCCCTCGAAGATGTTCACGAATGTTTCCAGCCAGACTTCGGTTTCGTGGTCACACTGCTCTCCGTCGCGATGAGCAGCGTCGACGATATCAATGCCGATTTCGCGGTAACTCAATTCGTTGCTGTGGACGATCTTGTCCATCAGTTGAAAGAATCTGGTCCATTCAGCCTTTGTTAACTGACTCACTTTCCGTCGCTCCTTTCGATCCACTCGAACTTGCCAGTCGTCGCGTTGTAACGTGCCGCGTTGTGCTCGATTGCCTGACGCTGCCAGTGGTCGACCTCACAGAGAAATGAGTTGCCCGTCTTTGATTACCATCGTGTCTGGAATGCGCCAGTCCGGGCATTCCCACTCACCGTCCGACTCGTACCCAGGCCATTCGCCTGAATCGACGCATCGAGCGATCTCACTCAGGATCCGCCGATATTCGTGCCGTCCGATTGACAGCGAACGCATGGACAACGGTTTAGCGCGAATCAGGAAGTCCCCGACGCGTTCCTGAGCCACGATCGCCCTGGCATCGACGGGTTCGCTGAGCCAGCCGAGCATGTCACCGTAGAATGCCATCTGACGGTCATAGCCCCATTTGGCGATCGAGTTGCCAAAGTCGCTGATGTCCTCAGCCGTCTTCAGGTCCGCCAGGCTCTCGCCTTTGTGCAGGCAGTCGATTCGCCCCTTGCAATAGAGGCCGGTTTCTGGATCCTTGGCAACGATGCTGACTTCGTATTCCCCGCCCGACAGCCAGCGATCGGCGCCCGGATGAACTGACAGGGCTTTCACCATCCCCAGCATCGTGTCGTACTCATGCTGAGGGACGACGATCTTTCCCTTGTTGGTCGTGGTGAATTCGTTCACCAGTTCCTTGTATGCCGCCGAAGACTTAGGACTTTCGTACTTATCGCCGTTGGGCTTGCGAACCTGATCTTCAAATCGCGGCATCACAACGTATGTCTCAGCGATGTGCAGAGGTTCAAACCGTCCCATGTGAACGAGTGCCCCCAGACGCATGGCCGGCGTAGGCTCTCGCAGGTAGCCACCAGCCATGTAGCGCCGGAAATGTCGCATCGATCGCAGGGCTTCGGACAATGCCCCGTTGTTGATCGCTGGCCAGGAGCGATACTCATCGAACGGCACCCCGGGATAAATGCCGGCGGGTGGCATGCCGGGGAAGTGGTCAGACATCAAAACAACTCCTTTGACCGAGTCACGACGTTCGCCGGTTTCTCTTCTCGCTGGTAGACGTCGATCCGCCAGCTTCGTTTCTTGCCTTTGCCGAGCAGATGTTCTGCAGCCGATCCGATCTCGGCTGAGCAGTTCCGCTCGAGGGTTTTGCGGACGATTTCGTAGGCAACCTGAATCACCAGCACACCATCGATCAGCCCGAGGCGAGCCCCATCCAGCCAGACAGCAGCTCGGGCTGGTGACATGTAATGAGCCAGCGTTTCGAAGATCACCTTGACGGTGTGCTGAGTCTCAGTCGCGGCTGACAACTTCCACCTCCATTCCGTGAGACTCGACAGCTCGAGCCGCTTCAGCCGTGAAGACGATCAGGTCCGTCTCTGCCACCAGGTCCGCCAGCAGTGAGCGGTTGCGGCCGTCGAGGCCCTCCCATGCCTCCTGGGGGATCGCCAGCACGCCACGAATGCCGAGGCGACGGAATGAGGCGACTGCGATATCCAGAGCCAGTTTCCAGCGCTCCCCGTGGCTCAGATCGCTGTAGAAACATTCCGTCCGGATCGGATGTGGAACGACGATACGCAGTTCCGGATCCAGTTTGATGCCAGGTATCAGAGTCTTGACCTGCTCGGCCAGGACATCCAGAACGGACTTGGCAGCTTCCCGGAGTTGCTCGGATTGCTTCACTGCGGATTTACGTTTTCCGTCGAGTTCCGTCGCTTCGGCGACTCGCTTCAATCCGTCCCGGATCAGAACGCCTTGGTGATCGGCTGATCGGGCTGCCGCAACTGCTGACTCAGCCGCTGCGATCTGATCAGCCGAGGGGGCTTCGATCGCTGGAGTGTCTTCGAGAGTCTTGCGCCATGTCGCCAGAGTTGCTTCGTGATTCTTGGCCGCTGCGATCCGAGCGTTGATCTGCTCGATCTGGGAATCGGCTGCCTTCAGTTCCGATTGGATCAGACTCAGCTTAGTCTCTGCCGTACGCAGTTGATCACGCAGATTGCTGATCAGTTCATCGTTTTGACGTCCGCTCTCAATGATCTGTTCGCGTTTTCCAACAGCACCTGCCAACGCTTGCTGAGCGGTCTCGACGGTTTGAAAACTTCCTTCCTCAATCGCCTTATCCAGTGCGGCCTGAGCCTGACCGCGTTTCTCGGCAACCGAGACAGCCAGCTTCGCCCGTTCGCGCATCGCAACCAGTTCGGCCTGCGCCATCTCCAGCTTGCGACCAAGGACACCGGCATCGGATTCGGCGTGCAGGTCTAGATCCTTGTTCGCAGCGATCTTGGCGTTGTACTCACCGAACAGACGCTCTGCCCGCTGGTTGTAGAGACGTGAGGCCGATTCCAGGTCCCGCTTGACTCGCTCTGCCATCACAATCGGGTCGGTCGCCTCGATCGTCTGTGGAGTGATCAACTCGTTGAACTGAGTCTCGCCGCCGCAGATGTCGTGATAGATCGTCGGATCGGCTGTCACTCCTGCCAGGCTGATCAGGGCCTTGAGTCGACGTGCATCCGCAGCGATCGGGTCTTTGACGTTGGGTTCCACGAAATCCGCGATCGAGAGCTTATCCTCAACCGCTTCAATCGTCAGATCACCAGTGCGACGGTTCGCCCCGCCACGGCCGACGCGGATCGTGACGCCAAAGCCTTCCGCGGTCCCGCCAGTGGTTCCGTCTCGCGATGTCAAACGACCTTCACCACGCGTCAGAGCTGACACGCTGCTGAGGGCTGTCGATTTGCCGCAACCGTTCTGGCCTCGCAGTACCGTGATTGTCCCGGGGGCTGCCGGCAGTTCAAGATGCTGGATTGGGCCGATGTTGTCGATTGTGATCTTTTCGGGGGATGCAGTTGTCACCATGAGGTGTCAGGCCTTTTCAATTTCAGTGCTTTTGTGAGTGGCAGATTGACCGAGTTCAACAACGATCTCTTCTCGGACGATGTTCATTCCCAGAGGGGCCTCGATGCCGACTCGGACAGCGTTTGGACCAATGCGGCAGATCGTGACTGTGATCAGCTCACCAATGTGAATCTTTTCTCCAGCCTTCCGTGACAGAACTAACATGCGTTGATTCCTCTTCCTTGAGTGATCGAACCTAAAACTGGGCACTGACATACTTGAAGCACTATGACACCAACTTCCGATCAGGCAGTTCTGAATGGAAAATCGCAAATGCTTTCATGGCGTCGATTTCTCTCTGCGGGACGGTCGCGTAATACTCAGTGAGAATCCGTGTGACAGTCTCAGTACTGAGAGACACTTCGGCTTCCGCGCCGCAATCGCGTAACACCTGCTGGCACAACAAACGCATACCGCACACCAATTGACGGTTGATGTCGCCATCGTCTTGGAGGTATCCCACGTATCGCAGACCAGCCATCAGCATGCAGGTGCGATTCGCGATGTCGGTCACTTCTGGCCGCGTCAGATTGGCTGTTTGCAGATCTCTAGACAGCCGCTCAAGATTGTCGGCCCGAGCCCGCTGAGTGGCCACTTGCTCTTTCAGGTCCGCAACCTGATTTGATGCCTTTTGCGCTGTTGCTTTGGCTTTGGCCAGTTCGCCGGAGATCAATTTGTCTTGGTCGGCAATCTTGCTTTTCAACTCAGCAATCACGGCAACTTGCATCTCGGGGGCTGACACGAACCAGTTGATACCAGCTTGGATTTTTGCCGCCGCGTCATTCCAGAGATGCTGAGCAACCTCGACGTTGCCGTCGCTGTGTAGTGGGCATACCCGATAACAATTCAAATGAGACAGTCCGTCCTGCATTTCGCGGACAACATCTGGCACTTGATAACGCATTTCAGGAGTAATCGTCATTTCTGAACCTCATAGTGCTTCAAGTAAGTCAGTGCCTAAAACTGCCCATCCAGTGCCGCGGCGATTTCTCGGAAAATCGGTAACGCTCTGGTTCAATTAAAATTGACTTACTGCGTTTGCCTGTCACCACGGGAACACCCCGCAGAAGCGGCACTGGACGGGTCATTCCTCAATACGTTCAGACTCGTTTCCGACGTGTTCGCCGCATTCCGAGAACGGTCGCCATCGCCAGAACTGAGCCTGCTGACCTGGGTTGCACAGCCTGAATCCGCAGTGCGTCAAAAACGGGTCCGCGTGGTACGCTGCCAGGATCATCGCGTCGACGTTCCAGATCCCGTTGACGATGGCCACGTCCTGCAGGTACTTCACCAGCGTTGAACCGACACCCTGCCGTCGGCAGTCTGCCAGGACAGCGATCGAGCAGATGCTGCGTATCTGGACGCCAAGCTGGTAGAGCATGTAACCAACAACAAGACCACCATTGTCGGCGACCAGGCACAGCACATTGCGATGACGCAGATAAGCCTGAAACTCTTCAGACGTCGCAGGCCGCGCAAACGACTGGCGGTCGATCATCAGGATGTCAGACAGGTCTGCAGGGGAGTAGGGGCGAATGGTCACAGCGTTTCCTTTCCAAACAGACGGCATGACGCAAATGATCAACCCGGATGCGATGACCAGGCACGGGCCGACCAGTTCCGGGTGTTTGAACATGGTTACAGGGCCTTGGTGAAGTAGGTCATTTCGACGATGGAACTCAGACCGATCTCGCGCCCGGGCACGTGTGCAAGAATCCGCAGCGACGGTGAGAGAATCGCTGGGCATTCCCGGATGTTTGACGGGCGAATCTCCA